GTAGGTATCTCAACTTGTAATGTTTCGCAAAATCTCTGATAATTTCGATTTCCAGACGCGTTTGATATGAAATCATCGCCATCCTCTGGTTCTAAGAACCGAAAAACACCACTTCCCTTGTAAATTCTACCGATATAATCTTTACCCATAGAAGTTTGCTCAGAACCATCTTTATAGTGCTCGTACGTATATTTCTGGCTCTCATTTTCTTTTGCTACTTCAAAGTCGTAGTTATATACGATAGCTTTGAACTTTTCTCCATCTTTATTCCATTCAACCTGCTTTTGAGTAGCATTTTTGATATGCCCATAAAACTCACCTCTAACATTTGGAGCTTTATACTCTTTCTTCTCTTTAGCCTCTGGAATAAAGAAGCTTTCTTTCTTGGTCAACAAATCGTCAAACATTTCGTTACTATTTGCCATTGTTTTCTCCTTTTTCTTTTTCTTCGT